CATTGAATCCTTAGCGGATGCTATGACAAGAGATCTAATCGAAGTTCGTACAGTCAAATGCCGACAGAAAGGGGACCATTTTGGTGTCTTCCAATCGACTGGTAAAGCATTTTTTCCGCTTAACTGTACCACTTACATCATCAATACTCATTCGTATTCGGAAACGGATGCGAGGTTTAAAGGTGGTCTAAAGTGTATCGCTCCTGGGGTCAAGAATGGCCTTGGGCAAGCTTCGGTGGATTTCGGGCTCACTATACGTGAGTTCGTTCCTACAATCATTGAAATGACACCTTGGTCATTTCTTGTGGACTACTTTCTCAACGTATCTCAAACCGTTAATGCTATAATGTATCATAGCGTGGATTGGGTATACGTCGTTAAGACTGTGAAAACCACAACTAAGCAAGAGTATACCGCCAATTGGGGTGTGCCCGGGCCTGGTTCTGGATCTTTCAAAGTCGAAAGCTGTTCCGGAGGTTCATGGAGCGGTTCTCAAACCGCTTACATGTTAAACAGGTCGACTTTGTCGATTGCTGATGCTGGTCTTGTAGTTCGCTACCCTCCTTTGGGTGTGAAGTGGATCAACATGCTAGCCTTGCTGACTTCAAAAATCACTCGGCTACAACCACGGCCTATCCGGCCTTAGTCCAACCTTGAGCGTTACCAACCATGACAATTTCTGTCACTACGCCAGTTACTGGCGCAACCATTTCTGGCCTGACTTCTCCTACTTACACTAATGTCTCGGATACCAATCCGGACAATAATGCTAAGCAATGGATCGTCACTACGCTAGGAGGTACCCAAACTGGTGTACTTCCCCACGCGATTTCCAGTCCTTTCACCCTAACGTTTTGGAGACCAAAAGTTTTCAAGATGATTAGTTGGATTGGGAATGTAGTCGGCTCTCAGGTCAAAAGTGTTCCAAAGAACATCTACAAAGCTATCACCCGTAAGGGTGTGCTTGTAGCTGCCTCAACGGCACCGCAGACCATGATTATCACGACAGAGATCGCCGTACCAGCTGGTGCGGATTCTTATGATCCTCTGTCAGTCAAGGCTGCAGTCTCTGCTCACGTAGGCATGCTTAACCAGCAGGCTTCTAACGTGGGCGAGCTCGTTACTACGGGATCCCTGTAGTGATTTATGCGGCGTTCGAACAGTTCTTTTCAAACGGCATTAACCTTTTGAGGATACTCGTATGGCTAATCAGCCTACAGTTGATTACCTCCATAATTGCCTTATTATTGACCTTCTCGACTCCTCTTTGGCAGGTTTCGACATCGGCTCAGCCCCCACCTATGGTGGATCAAAGCTGGCCTATAGTGCCGGAGCCTCGTTTAGAGAAGTTGCGTCGTTAGCCATTCTTGATACTTTATTCAAGAAATGTAAAGACGACCCGCTCGATTCAGCTAAAGCGAGTTGTCAGCTAGCGTTCCTAGAATCTAACCACATTTGTGGTCTCTGGGAACCGCCGGAAAGTATCCGTCCCCCTCTAGTTATTAACCTTGGTAAAATCGGAGAAAATCCCGACTACAAAGGTATAGAGGCGGCAAAACGAACTACTTTCCTTAACGACCTACGATCGAATTTTCAATCGATCGTTAGCCGCCCTGTTCCGGAGTCTTTAGCAAGTTTGCCTGGATTTGACGGGTCAGACCCGTGGTCCTGGCACAATGTATTCTTGCTTGGTGACATCGGTCCTGGAGCGGCAATGGAAGCGTCAGGGGGCTCTTGGTTTCAGAAGTACTGCCAGAGTCCTTTAACCTCGACTTCTGAGGAGCTCATAGAGCATTACAGGCAGTCACTTGGAGATACTTCCATGAGAAGTGACGTGGAAAACCTCCGCGAAGCTTCATATGGATACCTTGTGGCACCATATGGTAGGTTTGACTCCGTTCCTAAGACACACCAAATCGATCGCAGTATTGAAGTTCAACTCGCGATCAATATGTGGGCGCAAAAAGGAATCGCAGAAATTTGCTCGCATTATTTGCGGGCGAGCCACGG